CTTCAAGGTTCTACTACGAGTAAATCTGGCTCTCAGCCAGTTGCTTCGTTGCATGAAAAAACCAATGTTTGGTATAAAGATGATTACGTTTTGAGCACATTTGATGTTACCCCACAGTCTGTTTCATCGAAGAGTATGTCTTCTTCGACTTTCACGAATCTCATTAGTAAATCTTGTGTGCATATTTCGACATCTTTGCCCGGTGGCAATGGATTTAGAAGAGGTAAAGCCACATGTTTGAAGGGTAATTTATATATTACAAATAATCATAATATTCCAGTTATCGACAAATATACTACATTGACACTTGTTTCGATGCCGTGTGTGCATGGTTTAAATGAAAATTTCACCATGAAGTTGACGAATTCTCAGATTGAGCGGTATCCTGAGAAAGATCTTTGTATTATAACTATTGTAAATATTCCACCTAAGAAAGGAATTTACGATTATTTGCCTACTAGAGATTTTAGAGCAACATTTAATGGTTTTTTAGTGCAACTGAATTCTACAGGTTTTCCTGTTGTGAAGAATGTTGACAACATCTGTCGTATAGATAATGCTAATATTCCGACCATTTCAGCTGTTTCAGATGTTTGGGAAGGACGAACCAAAACTCCAACAGTAGATGGTGATTGTGGATCTTTGCTCGTTTCTCAAACAGAGTATGGTTTTGTTATTGTTGGATTTCATATTATGGGAGAAGACGATCACATAGTTTCTATTGCGATTAATAAGGAAATGTTCTCTCCTGTTTTATTATCTCCTATGGCAATTCAATCTAGTGAACCTCTCATTTCAGCAGTGGGTCATATTAGAGTGGTTGGTCCACTACATTATAAAGCTAATGTTCGCTATATAGATAATGGTCTTGCTGCTGTTTACGGATCCTTCCAAGGGTTTCGTGGACAACACAAGAGTAGGGTTGAAAAATCTTATTTGCATGATTATTTAGTTAATAAAGGCTATCCACTTAATTATGGAATCCCGGAGATGAGGTCATGGGAACCATGGAATCATGCTTTGCAAGATTTGACAAAACCTAACATGTTAATTGATAATGATATTGTTGAAATAGTATGTGATTCTTTTTACATGGATTTAAATGCAGGTCTGGGATCTTCAGATTATGATATGCTACATGTATATGATGATATGACTACTCTCAATGGAGCTGCTGGAATTTCTTATGTTGATAAAATTAACAGGAACACCAGTGCTGGTGCTCCCTGGAAAAAAGGTAAAAAACATTTCATGTATGCTATTCCAGCTGTGGGCGAACTATATGACCCCGTGGCTTTAACTCAAGACATAATGGATAGAGTCGACGAGTCTGTGGCTTGCTATCATCGAGGAAAAAGGACAAGTCCTGTCTTTACTGCATCGTTGAAGGATGAAGCTGTTTCACTAGCCAAGGTGGAACAAAAGAAGACTCGTGTTTTTGCTGGAGCACCTTTAGATTTTACTTTTATTGTTCGAAAGTATTTATTGAGTTTTGTACGTTTAGTGCAGAATAGACGTGAATTATTCGAATCAGCTCCTGGTCTTGTTACCCAATCTGAGGAGTGGGATGGTTTATTCCATTATATAACGAAGCATGGTGTCAATAAAATTATTGCTGGTGATTATCGTAAATTTGATAAGACTATGGCTCCTGTGTGGATTATTTCGGCCTTTAGACTGATTGTAAGAATCATGCAGGATTCTGGCAATTTTAGTGAAGATGATTTTAAGGTCGTCAGTGGTGTTGGAATTGACATTGCTTATCCGTTAATGGATTTTAATGGAGAATTGATCCAATTTTTTGGAAGCAATCCTTCCGGCCATCCTTTAACTGTTATCATCAATGGTTTAGCTAATAGTATGTATATGCGATATACATATTATTTATTAAATCCTAAACATGAGTGTTTTTCTTTTAAGAAGAATGTAGCACTTATGACTTATGGTGATGATAATATATGCTCCGTTTCTAATTCTTGTCCATGGTATAATCATACCACTATTGCAGCGTCTTTTGCTACAATTGGTATTGGTTATACTATGGCAGATAAAGAAGCTGTTAGCATTCCTTATATAAATATAAAAGATGCATCCTTTCTAAAACGTAGATGGGTATTTAATAAGGAATTAGATCGTTATCTTGCTCCTCTCGAGCATGATTCGATCGAAAAGATGTTACTAATTTGGGTAGCATCAAAAACTGTAAGTCCTCAGCACCAGGCAGTGGCCATCGTAGAGTCCGCTATCGGTGAATATTTCTTTTACGGCAAAGAAGTATTTAACGATAAACGGGATTTGTTCATAGAAATGTGTGGCAAACTCGATCTACGATATTGGGTTAAGGAATCTACCTTTCCAACTTGGGAGTACTTAGTAACTAACTATTGGAAGAATTCCGAGCGTATTATAGCGCGAAATCAGGTTTTCCTGCAGGAGGTGATAACTCCTAAAACTCAGTCCGGTTTAATTTCCCGTGCTGTTTTAAATTTAATTGAAAACAAACAAAAGGCGGACCGTCCGAGTAAACGAGTCAACGCGTGTGATATGCGCAATATCACCGAGACGGTAGATGGATTTCTACCGAACCCTTCCACGTACACTTACGCTTTGCAATCAAGTGATGTCACTCATACTGACAGCACTGCTGATGCTAATATCTCGCAAGAGAATGTTACATTTACAGATGGCGATTCTGGTAAGATCATGGAAATTCCTCTTTCCATCAATGAATGTCAAGTCGATGATTCCGCTAACGTGGAATTGGGTGCGTTTTTAACGCGTCCAGTATTGATTCAGACTTTTACATGGTCTGAGGGATCGTCTCTTGCTGAAGAATTTAGTCCTTGGTTAAACTACTTTAGCAATACAGTCATTAAAAAGAAGTTGGATAATTATTTTCTTTTGCGTTGCAATCTTCATTTGAAGATTGTTTTGAATGCATCTCCATTTTATTATTCCGCTGCAATGGTATCGTATCGTCCTTTGTCTGGTTTGACAACCGGTACTGATTTTAATCCCTGCTCTGTAGCTTCAGGGCCTGGTTTAGAATTAGTGACACTCTGTGGGCGTAGCCAGCGACCCAGAGTATTTTTGTACCCTCAAACAAGTGAGGGTGCTGATATGATTTTACCTTTCTTTTATGACAAAAATTGGATCGATGTTACTGTTGCCGATAACTTGGAAAATATGGGCACAATTAATATTGATTCTCTATTTTTCACTTTAGCTAATGCTAATTCTGTTGTCGCAGCTGATACGACTATACAGGTGTATGCATGGGCAGAAGATGTAAAAGTAGCTGGACCTACTATTTCATTGGCCCTACAATCTAAAGATGAATATGGAAAGGGTGCTATTTCTGAAAAGGCTTCGGCAATTTCAAACTTTGCAAGCACTTTGAGCAATGTACCAGTTATTGGGAACTTTGCCACAGCTACGTCCATGATGGCTAATACCATCTCTGGAATCGCTTCCCTATTTGGATATACCAATGTTCCTGTAATTGCTGATGTTCACTATTTTAAGAATGCTCCTTTCCCGCATATGAGCACCACTCAAATTGGTGTTCCAGCGGAGAAATTAACACTCGATCCAAAGAATGAGCTAACTATTGATCCTAAAGTTAATGGTATAGATCTCGGTGATGAATTAGCAATTGTTAATATTGTTACTCGAGAATCATTCCTAAATACTTTTACTTGGTCATCAATTGATCCACCAAATGATTTAATTTTCTCCTGGCGTGTTGCACCAACACAACATGTGGAAGCTTTTATCGATGGATATAATCATTATCAAGCAACACCTATGGCTATGGTTGCACAGATGTTTAATTACTGGCGTGGTGATATTACCATCCGTATTAAATTTCTTTGTACCAAATATCACCGTGGGCGAGTGAAGGTATCGTGGGACCCTATTGGCAATATTTCGGGAGCTCCTGAGTCTACGGAATCAGTCTACACCAAGATTATTGATATAGCAGATAATACTGATGTAGAATTTACAATTCCTTATACTCGAGAAACCTCGTATCTTGATATTCCTGAGGGAACAGGAAATACAATGTTATTTGCTGGTGCTGCTAGTCAGAATCCCACTCTTTATAATGGTATTGTTACAATGCGAGTTCTT